TCCCGTGTAGAAATATGTGGCCAGCATCACCAGTGACAGGATGCAGAGAATGAGGTCTTTCATCATGCCACCCCATGCTTCATGATTGCAGCCAAGTCCTCGCAGCGCGTGCGCGTCTGTTTATGCCAAACACTTTCAATCATCTGCGCTGCTGCCTCGTCATAGTCGCCCGCGTCAATCGCCGCCCACATGCGCTTAAATTTCAGGACGCCGCCCATGCCAAGCTGAAACACCATTTCGATAATCACGCCCTGCCGCGCTTCGTTCAGCTTTTTCCAGTTGTCGCCCGCAATGGCCTTGGCCTGTGCGCTCTTTTTGGCGAAATCGTCCTGAAATATCGCTTCGGCTTCTTCCTTCGTAATCCCGTCTTTGTATTTCTGTATTTCCGCACTGCTGCACTTGTGGCCGTAACCGATAGTCGAATAGCCAAGCACGTCCGGATAAATCGTGAGGCTCAATCCCTCATGCTGTTTGATACGCTCTTGCAGGGTCATTATTTCACTCTCTGCAATAGCGTTTTGATGTCCTGCGATACCTCGTCAATCCGGTTATCCAAGCGTTCAAAGCTTTTCTGCACGCTATCGGCCTTGGCGTATTTCTCCGATGCGTCTAGCTTGAATTGAGCCAGAGCCTCTTTGTTATCTTCAGCCTTTTTGTGCGCGCCAAAGACCCCCTTGATGCCGAAAGCTAAGCCCGCTGCGGTCATGGTCTTAAATCCCCACTCGAAGAATTCTGATAAGCCAACATCCATTCAGCGCCCCTACTGCTGCAACCGAATTGCCCGAATGCTGCCCGTTGAAACTTCCGAAGTGCCAGCCGAGGGAAGCACTGAGACACTTGCCCAAAGCTCAATCGCATCGTCAGAATTGTTTGTTGTGTAGATACACGTCCCCGTCACATAAGCCGCCGCACCTGTCACCGTGGTTACAATGCCGGTCTTGACGGTTTTTGTGCTGTTCCCTAAATCCGCCGCCGTGTTATTGGTGCGGCGCAGTTTCACCACGAAATCACGCTCAGACGCATAGGTCGCGCCTGTATTGTGAATTTGGGCTTCATATACAATTAGGTAAGTGCCGGGTGCCGTAACCACCAGAGCAGGGCTTATCGTGCCAAGCGTTACCTTGGCCGCCGTCGCCGTCAGCGTGTAAGCTGTGCCAGCGCCTTCAACCTCAAGCTGATTAGCAGTCGTTGTCGTGTAAGTCTTAATCTGTGAGGCCGTGACTTTCTTGTCAGTCGTGTCGGAACCTTGCCGCGAGATAAACAAATCACCGGCTGCAACGGCGGAGCCTGCGGTAAGCGTGGGTAGTGTTACGTTTGCCATGATATCCTCTATGCGAAAAGGTTACTAAACTGATTTTTCCATGCCGAATTGCTGGTGGCATAACCAAGCATATTAAGCGCCGGATGCGTGCCATCGCCGGTATAGGGCGGCGTCCATGCGCTGAAGCTATCCGCGCGCCATTTCCACGGGTCAGTGCCTTGCACAAGAAAACGCCCATCAATGGGTGAGAATTCGGAAACAATTGAGCCGTTTGCTATAGCCGTATTAAAAGAATCCGCGCCGCTACCGGCACCAAATCCCGTTGCGGGTGTCTGGTTCACTTCGGTTGCAAAAGCATCCGTTGAGGTTGAGCGCGGTAACAGGTAGGCCATGCCGACCGTCCGGCCATATAGTCGCAAGCGTGACGTAACCGCCTCGACATAGGTTTTCGTGCTGGCGTAGTTTGTGCCAGCATTAAGGTCGTTTGTGCCAAGCGCCACTAACCCGTAAGTTGTCGGATTGTTGCGGATAAAGCGCCATGTGTTGCCATAAAGGCTAAAGGATTGATAATACTGTGCCGATATACCGCTTGAACCTAGGTTAATAACGCCACAGACATTATTTAATCCGCGTTCATACAAGCCGAAATTGTGTTTGATATCGCCAATCGTATCGGAGCTAGACCAACCGATTGTGATACTGTCACCAAGCAGGATGAGTGATTTTACCGGCCTATCTGGCACGCCGGAAATCAGAGAAGGTCCATAGACCAGCGTCGTGCTGCTGAATTGATTGCCGATAACGACAGTCGGATTTGTCCATGTTGCACCGGCTGGCGGCGTGCCACCCGTTACTGTGATTGTTGAAATTGCATCGCCCGATTTGTTGGCATACCCAATCGTTTTATTGGCAATTTGCCCATTCGCTTGCACCTCATAGGCATAAACCGAAGGGGCGGAAACAGAAGTCCAGCCGCTTCCGCCTGAAGTCACAGGGCAGCTTGTAATGTTGCCACCCGATAGAACCGGCGTGCCTGCAACCGCACTACGGGCAAAGGTTCCGGTTGTGTAATCGTCCGTCTCAACGGCGCTAGAGATAGTCCCCTCGCCGTGAATAACATGCGTCCCCATAGATTGATAGCGCGCCCAACTGCCGCTCTTGCCAATCATCCGGGTAATGATATAGCCTTCAGCATTCGGAGGCAGTGTCAGGCCGGAAACATCATCACTTTCAGCCTCACGATTATTCGTAATCGTCACTTCGGGGCAACCGCTGTTAAACGTCACCGGATAAAATGTTCCGTTATACCAAACAGAGGCTTTAATCCTGATTGCGCCCCCATTGGTGAATTCACTGGTCGAGTTCATTCCCCAGTGCGTGTAAGTTAGACGAATGTTGCTGTAGGTCGCATTGCTTGCAACGCGGAATTCAATCATCGAATGGCGGACATGATGGGCACTCGACGCGCTGTTTGTATAAGGCAGCACATTCCGATTACCGATAGGATGCCGCCCATAATTCACATCCCCGTTTGCCAGATAGGGATTGGCGGCGGCATTGTCCGTGACATAGGCGCTCTGAAACGCACCGTCAAAATAATAGTTTTGTATTCCAGAATTGCCACCTGTAGCGCCTCTGGCAATAACGCCTTTTGTGATAACCCCCGGCTGCAATAACATGGCGCACCCCTATAGGTTATCAAATACGGTGATGGTCAGGCTAGGCGAGGTCGCGCCGGTCAGTGAGGCATAAAACTGCGGGCTTTCCGTGTCGCCATTGCCGAGATTGATGGTGAAATTATCATCCGCCGTGCTGGCATAGGCCGTGCCGCTGGCGTCTTTCATGGTCAGCTTGGTTGTTCCGCCGTCCGGGCTAACCTTCCACGCAATCGTGCCACCGCCCCATGTTCCAGAGACCATGATGGTTGCCATGTAAAGGTCAAGGTTGTTCGGTCGTTTGGCGACGCCGATTTTGTAATCGCCATTGCTGGTAATGGTGACGGAATACTTGCTCATTGCGCGCCCCTCTTGTTCGGTCTGATTGTAACGGTCGGCGGTTTACCCTGTAAGTTGTGTCCGTCCGATTGCGTTCCCGCTGTAGCTGGCAGAATTGCCCACATTGCAGAACGTGGCTGCCGTGTTAGCCTTTCTGGTATCTGGTCGCTTAACGATTGTATGACAGCATCTGACTTTCGCGTTTTTGCAATTGTTTCCCCTGCTTTTCTCGCCAATGTTGCGGCACCACCCACGACGGGGGTTTTTTCCAAGATGCTGCGAACATATTGTAAAACCGGCGTTCCCGAACCCGGATTAAAAACACGGTTTTTTCCACCCGCTATCTGACTTAGCTCTTTGATTGCTTGCAAAGCTTCGGCATGGGCTCTGTCGCCATAAAGCTTTTTGGCAAAATCAGCTTGGTTGACAAAAAGATTTTCCAATTCCGTCTTTAATCGTCCCGCGCCGATTTGGGGAACGTCCGGATTGTTCGGTAGATTTGTGCCGGTTTGCGACCTTTTATAAATATTTTGCATAAACGCATCTTGCAAATCTGCTTGCACCAATGGCGCATCATTACCGGCAGCCTTTAGCAAGGCATCAAAATTATTGGCCATAGCCGAGCGGCCTTTTATGGAGCCCGTCCCCATCAATAATTTGCGCGCGTCGTCAACGCTCAGTGATTTATCAGTTAGCTTTTTGACAAAATCGTTTCGCTCAAACAGATTACCAAACAACGCCCTTTTTGATACAGCAGAGCGAAAAGCCTGTATGGCGTCGGCGTCGCCAACATCAACGGCATCCGCTGCTGTTTTTTGCATAAAATCATCATACTGCCGGATGGTTTTACTTAGAAAGGAGCCTTGCGAAGTGCCGCGTGAATCATACGCCGCATTGCTCGCCATCTTTCGCCAGTTTTCTAACTCACCGAGTTTTATGCTGGTGATAGTGTAATCATTGCGATTGCGCGCATACTGCGCTAATCTTTTAACAACAGATTTTGCCGCTGGCATTTGCGACAAATCGTATGACCCTTCACGACGTATATCAGCAATAGACTTAAACAAGCCCTGCCGAACATCATCAGCGGTAATTTTTACATCTTTTCCCTCACGCGCCAACGCATAGGCGCTATCAACTTGCTTGTTAAGAGCCTCTGCTTTGCTGCGAATGGTTTGGCCAATATTATCAACGAGCGCATTCACATCGCGCCCCGTTTCTATTTTGCCGCCAAGTTTTTCAATATAGCCCCTGAATGCTTGGTTTTGCTTTTGCAATTGCGCCTCAGCAAAGCTTTGCGCTTCCGGCGTTATGTTGCCGCGCAGAGCCTCCTGTTCATCCTGTAAAAGCTTGGTGTTCCCGGTGCGCTGTCCGGCTGTCATTGGGAAAATGGTTTTGCTTTCTGTATTGCTTGCAGCAGGAGGCACGGTAAATTCCGGCGCTGCGCCTTGCTCAAGATTTTGGATAACGCTGCCAGCCTTGCCGCTCTCCGCCTTGAGGCCGAAGCGTTCCGCCAGCTTGGTTAGTGCAGAAGCGCCAGCACGGGTGCCGCCAACCAGTCCCCCAGCTGCTGCACCAATGGCGGGCGCGACAGCTGCCCCAACACCCCCAGCAGCAAGTCCGCGAACAGCGCCGCCGAGCATGTCCGAAGCAACGTCAGTGCTGCCCACTGAATCGCCAGCGGAACGCGCGGCACCCGCGACAGCGCCGCCGCCCATGCCAGCCAGATACGGATGCAATTTGGCGAACTCAGCCAGCGCGGAGGCAGCTTTAGGGGCTTGGCCTGCAAGTGCGTATCCTCCGCCTAATAAACCGCCGATACTGCCGAGAACATCATTGATACCCGCTGCATAAGGATGCTGCGCACGCCCCTGCGCCAGCCTGTCCGTTGCTGCTTGTAGCACTTGTTCGTAAGGTGCGCCAGAAATGCCGCTCACCAAGCCTGCTACGGCTTTTTTGGCAAAACCACTGGTCAGCCCTTCGGCAAGGTTGCTTGCCATTGCCTCCGGCAGCGAGATTTCCTCCTGCGGCGCAGCCTGTTTCTGGTTAACGCCTTGAGCAATTTTCATTAATTCTTCGTCGGAGTAACCCGACAAATCCGGTTCATTCACCGGCACGCCCGCATGGGCTAATTCCTCGTCCGCCGTCATCTGGCTTACGTCTTTCTTGCCCTGCGCCGCAATCTGCATAAGCTGTTCGTCGGAATAGCCCGACAGGTCGGCGGCGTTGGCCGGTGGCACAATCGCGTCCCCAATCGCGCCCATAATCTTGGCGATATAACCGCGCGTTTCAGCCGGAGCATTGTCCAGCCCCTTGCGGTCAACATTGCCCTGCCCCCAATTATAGGCCGCCAACATACTTGGCAAATCGCCGTTGTATTTCCGGCTCAGGTCGGCATACATGCGCGCCGCGCCCGTGGCCGACTGGTCAAAATTCGTTGGGTCTTGCACACCATATTCCGCCGCCGTTTGCGGCATGAACTGGAAATAGCCCATGGCACCTTTTGGTGAAACCGCGTTCGGGTCGCCCGCGCTTTCCGCCGTCATGACATTTTTCAGCAAGCCGCTTGGCAAGCCGTGCTGCTTTTCCAGCATTGAAAGTTTAAGGGCTTGCTCCGGCGATATCATTGCTGCCCTCGCATCGCCTGCCGCCGCTTCAATTCCTGCAAGGCTAATTCTGGCGTCAACTTCGGCTGTTCCGCCTGTTGCCTGCCGCGCAGCTTGCCGGGTGCCGGAATGTCAAGCTTAATGCCGTCGGCGGTGTTGGCGCTATCCTGCGACCATTCTTTCGTCGGATATTGACCGCCGCGCAGCTTTTCAGCCGCCGCAACGGCGTTATTCGCTTGGTCAAGGATTTGCTGAAATTTCTGCCAAGAAACTTCCGGGCTGGCGTCGTTTAATTGCGGCAGCGTGCCACGGGCGATTGCCCGTTCAGCTTCTGTTACTTGGCCTTGCCCCTTCATGTATTGCTGCGCGACCGTCAACTCTGCTTGTTTTAGAATACGGTCTAATCCCTGCCGCTTATCCTCACCCGTCCACTCAGGGGCAACCGCGCCAACTGTGTTGCGGAATAATTCGCTGCCTTGAATCGTGCCGAGAGCATTGCCGCCAAGTTTTTCTAACGCGCCAGTCTCAGGATTAAATGCCGTCCCCGTGGCTATTTGCAAACCCTGCTGCAATTGCGGTGCAATATCGCGCAAGAACTCCTGCGCCGCTTGCCCTTTTTGCAGCACAAGCGCGCGCTGTTCCTCACGGTTCTTTTGCTCGGATGGATTGGTTTTGCGTGAAATTTCTTCGTCAAACGCACTTGCCATATCAGGCGAAAGCCCAAAATTAGCCTTGTCCTGCAGAAGTTTACCAAACTCCGACAGCGGCGTGATTTGCTTTTGTCCAATACCCTGAATTTCGGCTTGCAGTTTTTCAGCCTGCAACCGTTTGATAGTCTCTGTCAGCGGGTCGCCTTCTTGCAGCTTGGAGATTTGCGCCTGCTTGAGCATCATCTCCATCTGGGCAAGCGCGCTTTGTCGCTTTTCTTGTTCGTTCTGAATTCCGAGTAAATCGCGGATGAGACCCATGATGCACCTAATACAAAGACGCTAATCCGCCAGCAAAGCCCGGCGAGCTTGAACTCTTGCTGCTGCTCGTTGAACCACCATCCTTCGGCAGCACACCCATAATCTGCGCCCATGCCTGCAAGGCACTGACCGGAGCTTGCTTGCCCTGCAAGTCAAGATTACGCTCGTAACCGCCACCCTGTAATTGCCCCTGCGCGCTGGCATAGCGTTGCTGCGGCAATACCGTCAGCGCGTTATTCATCGCGTTATTGAACTGGCTTTGCTTGAACTGCCCAATCTGCTGCAAGCGCGTCAGGTCAATATCGTTCGCGCCCAAGGCCGCACGGTTGCTGCCAAACTGCCCCGCCGCCGTCAGGTTCTTTTGCAGGATGCTATTCTGCCCGTTGGCCTCGCGGTTAATCCCGTCCAAAACATATTGGTCAAACGGGTTTTGTTGCATGGCGATATCGGAAGCGATGCTATCCGCCGTTGGCGCAAATCCCTTGGCCAGCGTTGCCAGTGCAGTCTTTTCGCCGTCCGTCTGCCCAATTGGCTTGAACATGGCATCGCCAGCCCCGTTCGCGAACATATTCTGCGAATTGGTCGCCAGCACCTTGAAGGCATTCTGAATCTCAGGCGGAAGCTGCCCAAAGCCGGATTTGCTTTCGCTCTTGCTCTCACTGCCACCAAATACGCTTTTCATGCGGCCTCCAATTTCTTGACCCAGAATCGTTCGTTGCTCGTATAACCCCGGCGCTGATAAAACTTGCCGGTCGGAATGCCGTCTCGCTCCGCTACCATGACGTGATGCACGCCAATCCGGCTTAACCAGCTTTCCATTTCATCCACCAGCGCCACGCCAATTCCGCGCCTGCGCGCTTCCGGCACGACATAGATATCCGCCACATGCGCCATAACCACATTGCGGCTCCGCAGATGCGGCATGACGACAATCGCCGCATAGCCAACCAGCTTGGCGTTATCGCGCGCCGCCAAAAACCGCAGCGTTTCCGCATCTTCCATCGCCTGATAGCGCGGCCAGTTAATCTCGAACGGATAATCGGCTTTTTCCGTCTCAACCTCGCTCCACGCCATAAAAGCCAGCGTATCAAGGCCGTCCGCCCGCAATGTCGCCAATGGCTCCCATGTGAACGTCACCATGCCGCCACCGCAACGCGCCGCCAAACCAGCGTGCCCCCGTTATTGACGCAAAAGTAAGCGTAAGTAGCCGTAACGTTAAAATCACCCTCGCGGCTGTCCGTGATATCGGCGCTTGAGCTTGGCACCTTGGCAACCCTGCGCCCCGTCAAGAAACGGTTCGGCAGATTGCTCCAATCCTTGCTGTCGATTTGGCGCTCGCGACAGATGTTGCGAAGCACGTTCGTATGGTTGTCCAGCGTGTTCTCAACAAATTGCGGATAGGGGTTCATTGCTGCGCCCCCTTCTGCACGGCCTCATACCATTGCCCGGCAACCCAATATTGCCCCAAAGCCTCGCCGTTAATCGTATAGCGCCAGAAGCGTCCGCCCGCCGTCACCGGCACGCGCTCCGTCACCGGCGAAATCGTTACCGCTTGGTGATAAACATAATTCGAAGACTGCGGGTAACGCCGCGTGTCAATCGTGAGCGTGATATCGCCGACCTGCTGGCTGTCCGGGATGACTTCCGTTAATGTGCTGTTGTATTTGCCGCCGCCACGGTAAGGACTGGTAATCGAAAACGGCATGGCAACCGTGTCCGCATCGGTGCCGTTCTCATGGTAATAGAGCGTCGCCGCACTATCGGCCAAACGCGGATAAGGTGCCATGATGTTTGGGTATTCCGCCGCCGTGCGGTCGAGTTCGTCGGGAACCCATGTCAAATCTGAGACATTGACGCGCGCTATCTTGTTCGGCTCGTTGGCGTCCGCTGCCGGATTGTGCCACCAAATCTCATCAAAATGGGCGTTATGCCAGCAGAATGATTTACTGCGCTGGCCTGTCGTGATGTCGTCATAAGTATGACGCCAAATCGTGCTTCGCTCCAAAGTGTTCGATGGCATGATTTCAATATTACCACCTGACCACCGATACCAGTTATTCCTGCCCTGCCAATAAGCCACGCCGCCAATCACGCAACCGGCGCGCGGCGATATCATGCCGATATTGCCGTCCAGCAGGCTAATGCTCCAAGTCTCGTTGCCTTCAATCTTGCGGAACAACCATGTCTGGGTGAGCGTAAACAGCAGATTGGCACCGGAGATTGACAGATGCCCGATAAAGCGCCCCGCGCCTTCGATATCGTCCTCATAGACTTGGTTTGTGCTGCTGGCCGTCCAGTTTGTCGGGACGCCTTGGTCGCTGGTCTTAATCCGGTTCGGCACACCATTCGCGCCAAGCGTCACGACGATATTATCCGACACAAAAACGTAATTGACGGCAGTCGGCGCACCGGAAAGCAAAACTGGCGCAACCGCCGTATCACCATCCCACCGATAAACCCCGCCTTGGTTGCCCGGCGTCATAATCAGCGTGTCGGCGAAACGGTCGCAAAACCAGATGCGCGGCAAACGGCGCGTGCTGCTGGAAACCAGCGCCGTTCCATACAGCCCCATGCCATAACGCCCCATGCCATAACCGCGCCCGCTGCTTTCGTCAGCGTCGCCATCGCTGATTTGCCGGTAATAGACCGTTGCCGCACCACCCGCCGCCGTGGCCGCGCTGGTCGCCGTGCCTTCAGTGATAATGTCAAACGTGTTCGTCGTGACGTTGCGGATGACAAATTCTTTATTGATATCCGCCGCCAGCACGCCGCCAACAGCAACAGCTCCGCTGATTTTAACCCGCGCGCCGTCCAGCAAGCCATGCGCTGCCGCCGTCACTTGCAGCCAGCCGCTTGCCGCCGTAATGCCGAGATTAACAGCAGAGGTCGTAGCATTCGCCGCCGTGGCAACGGTAAAATCAATGTAATTGACGCCAATGGCGCGGATGATATGCGACGTATTGATTTCACCGGCGGGAATCCCCGCAATACCGGAGAACCCGCCAAGCGTGATGGTGTCGCCAACGCGATAATGCGGCGCAATGACATAAACCACGCGAACCATCTTGCTCCCGCTTGTCGTGTAGAGCGTGGTTGCACCAGAATAATAATCGTTTTCCAAACTGTTCGGAATTGCCGTGCTGCCGGTTTTAAGCGGCGTAACATTGGTGAGGTGCGAGCCGACAATGCTATAAAGATTTTTGTGTGAGCCGCAGATGGTAACGATATTGTCGCTGATTTCCGCGCTGTAAATCGTTCGCACCATGCCAGTCATGGTATTGGAATAGTCAAACTTGACGCTGACCCAACCGCCGATTTTCTCCGGAAAGCCGTCACGAAAACGGATATGCTGCGCGTCTGTCCAGTGCGGCGTTGAAAACGGGCTTCTGTCCGCCACGGGCTGCACCCCCGGCGTTATTTGAACGGGCAGAAATTCCGCCGCCGTCGTCATTACAGCACGCGAATAATGTAATTGCAGACAATACCGGGCGGCACGACATTATGCGCGCTGCCGCCGCCGACATTCGCCCCGACGGTGATGCCGGTTGTTTCTGTGCTGCTATAACCTCCCGTCGTGCCGGTGCCGCTCTGCTGGTTGACGTTGCCACTGCCAAGGCCGCCCACCACGCCATAGCGCAAGTTGCTGTTAACCGGCGTGTCGCCATCCTTATGCTTATGGCCGGGGTCAGTGACGGGGTGAGTGTGTGCCGGTATTTCCGCACTGGTCAGGGTATGCGCCTGCTCACCGCCCGTTGCCCCTAACGTGCTGCCATTGATACCGCCCGTTGCCGCCGCCGTCAGCCGATTGGCCGAAGAACCGCCCATATTGTCTTTGCCGAAGCTGGCGCGACCGCGCTTGTCCGGCAGATTGAACGTGGTTGAGCCGTCCCCCGCGCCAAAGGTCGTCCCAATCAGCGCAAAGAGCGCGCTGTAGGTCGTGCGGCTAATCGCCTGCCCATAGGCGAACATGTAGTTCGTCGGTGCCGTCGTTCCCCAAAAGTCAAGGCCAGCGCCGACCGGAATGGCGCTGGCAAGCCCCGTGTCGATGATATCCATATTCGTATTGAGGTAATCACCCCAGATATCTTCGTCGGTCGGGTCGTTGACGTTCGGCTTGTAAAGGCCGAAATTCGGGGTCGTTGACGGCATGACACGCCCCCTTAGTTGATAATCGCGTAATTATAAACGCTGGTATCGGAAGCCGTGCCGGATATGGTGAACCCGCTGCCCGGCGTAATCGTTTTGACCGAAGGCACCGCGCCCACCGTGCCGCCGACGGTTTTCAGCGTTACGACAATAACGGTGTTGGCCGTGACGTTGGCATTCGTAACCGCGACCGGCGTCGTGCCGTTACACGTGAACGTGCCGCGACGGCCAGAGTAAGAGTCAAGGCGGTCAAGGTCTCCCATAGTTACAACAGGCATGGTCTTTCTCCTTTGTTTAATAATTGAAGGCAACGCACTGCAAGTTGTCACCCGCTGCCCATGGTGTTTGCACCATTGAGGAATTGAAATTCTTCAAGGTGCATTGACTGGTCGAATTCGGATTGCTCAAGGTTTGAAAAACGGTCGTGCTGCGCGTTGTTATATTATTCACCAGCACTACCCACCCGTTAGGTGCAGCCTTGCTAAATTGAATAACCCCGCTGCTCGCCGTGCCGCCCGTGCCGACATTGATAAGAAAAGCCGAGCTTGAGCCGTTGCTGACCACATAAGCGCCCGTGCCGAAGCCGCTAACAATCGTCGGAGCGGCAGGCTCTACACCAATCCCGGCAAGCTTTGTCACGTCGAGAAAGCCGCCGTATGAATTGACGACTGTCCAAGTTCCAGTTGCTGACTTGTTGCCAAGGTCAAGCATTGTTTTAGCGCCTTGATCGCTTTTAAGGTCAGCCGTTACAGTGCTGGCCGTCAAATTATTCATGACAACAATCGCGCCGTTGCAATCAGGCTGGAAAGCAATCGTAGCGCCAGCGACAAAATTACCAATGATTGCCGCACCAAAAGAATATGTATCCGGCATGTCATTCATCTTGAATGTGCCGTTCGGCTCTGCCCCCGTTACGCCGGTCAGCGTTGTTGTTCCGCCACCCTCCGCAGAATTACTGGAAACAATTCGCACCGGATATTTGACGTTTTCCCACCAGTTCCCGATAAGAGTCGGGAGAACACCACGCCCAAGATATCCATATTGCACGCCGCTTTTGTCATTTGCGCCTTGGCTATGACAGCCCGTAATAATGCGATTTGCTTCCGAAAAAGTGCCATAATCGAGAATAAACGCCAACGCGCCCGTGACATTCCCCCAATCAAACCCGCATTTTTCGATGGTGTAGCCGTCATTAAACATGACAGTCCCGTCACCACCATGCCGAATGTTCGCATTCGTTGTGTAGATAAAACCAATTGCTGCATTAATATGATTGTAAAAGTTGCAGCGTCTAATGTAGGCATTAATCGTGCTTTCTGCCGCGATGCCATAACGCTGATTTTTAAACCGACAATGCTCAATCGTTGCATCAATGCTATTGCACAGGCGAAAGCCTGCACCATGCGCCGGTCCATCAATGATAAGGCCGGACATAACGGCTTTATTGCCATCTCTTGACCATCCCGACGTATCGCCGCCCGTCGTTAATACGCGCGCCCAGCTTGTAAATCCGCGCTGCATATCTGCATCAGTGTCGGAAGAGCTTCCCGCATTGGTAAAACGCACCGTAGCGCCGTCACTGACTATGTTGCCTTGAAAGTTCTTACCGCTGGAATTGGTAAGAATAATTTCACCGCTGCAAACATATTCCGAACCTGAGCGCGGAATAAAAATCGTGGCATTCGGGTTTTCATCAAGCGCAAGCTGGAATGCCGCGCGGCAATCGGTAATGCCGTCACCTTTTGCACCATAGGCAGTCACGTCAATCATGCCCGCCACGTCAACGCCGGTAATCTGCCCGCCCGTGATAGTCACATCGCTGGCAAGCTGGCCTGCCATGTATTCATCCAGCCGCTTCATTTCACCCAAGGTTACAACTGGCACAGCTTCCCCCTCAGATAATCGTCTGGACGCTGAGGTGTCCCGTGCCGACCGTCCGGCGCGAGCGTTGCAACAGCGATTCATATTCGCGGTCGGCCTTGGCCGCGTAAGCGTTATTCATCTCCAAATCTTGCCGGTCTTCGCCGGACAGGCGCGACAATGCCTCGTAAATCAGCAACTGGTCGGCATAATTGGTGAAATCGTTATTGTCGCCGTCATTGACCAGCGCGTCATAATTCCGCACGTAATAGACGTTGAGCGGATAGCTGATATTGGTTTTGTAATAAATCGCAAAGGTGCCGTTGCGCCATGTGTAGATGAATGGTCGGCCAATGGCGTTGGCATTCGAGGAATAATCAAAATGGTGCGGCTGAACCTTTTGCAGCGGCCAAAAAATGCCGGAAATATCCGCAATCACAAAACCGTTTTCCGGCAGTTCATAAAGAAAATCAGCCGGAAGGCCGGAGATGGTATTGACGTTCTCGGCCAGCGTAATCTGCGTGCTGGATTCATTGAACCACAAGCGCCGCTGCTTCCAGAAGCGCAAAGCGTCGTTAATCGCGCCGCCCACGTCAGCGGCTGATACAGCGGTATTGTTCGGGTCAATAAGCTTCCGAGCAATCTTCGTTCTCAGTTCGCTAAACGTGGGCAACGCTTTAACTCCCTTACAGCAAGTTGCCGTCGTAAGAGAGTTCCAGATTGAACGTCACCGTCCCGGTCGTCGTGGTCGAACCGCCGCCCGTGGTAATCGCAATCCAGCCGTCCGCCGCAGCCTGCCACGTCATGCCAGCCGCTGCGGTCATTTCAATCATGCCGCTAGTTTGCGGCGTAGTTGAAGCCGCGACAAAGGCATTTGCCACGTTCGTATAGGTCACGTTGTCATCGTAAACGTAACCGATATCAAACGTGACGCTGGTGCCACTGTCGAGGTCAGCCGTATGCACGCGGCTTCCGTAACCAAGGCGCGCGCCCTTCTGGAAGGGGATAAGCCCGATAACGGTGCCGGATGCCGTGCTGGAAGGCACGGACACGCTGCCAGCAGCCAGAACCATATTGCCGTCGCGGCTGACCTTCGATTTCAGAAAGTCAGTGCTATCCTTGGCGTAAGCCGTTGGAGCAATGCTCGGTGTCGTCATGTTGCGTTCTCCCTATTAAGCGTGAGCGGCGGCATAGGTGGACAAGACGACAACGCCGATATCCTCCTTGCCGGTCGGTTGCATTTTCTTGAGGCCGTAAATCATCCGGGCTTCGTTCAGCTTGTAATAGCCAACGTCGCGCAGTTCCTCGTGCAAGGTCATCGGCACATCTTTGTCTTTCGGCAGCCCGCCATTCGGCGAGGCATACGAAAGCGCGTTCTTGCCAACGATGACATTCCGGCGAACCGTGGTGATGTTCGCACCCGTGGAGCTATTGACGCCTTGCGCAACGCGCGGCGCTTCGTAAATCCAAAAGTTGCGATACTTGCCAACCGGCTTGATTGAGGTCGGGAACTTGGTTTCCAAGTCCGTCTTATCGCCGCCCATCAAGGCCGCCAATTCGATAGCGAACCACTGCACCTTGCCCGACGTATCGTGACGCATGTTCACGATGTCATAGGGCGAGATGAAGGCGTTGAAGCAACCATCGTCCAGCGGTTCGACCGGCTGGCCGGTCGCACTCAGCAATTCACCGCAGTAGTCCAGATAATCCAGACGCATGGTGTCTGCCGAGGTCAGCGACTCGTCGTTCGCCGCCGCCGAGGCACGCACGATGCGGGCGCTGGTCGGAGCAACCGGCGTGTTGTGGCCGTAAATATGCAGACGGTCGGCGGCGCTGGTGTAGTTCGTGCCGTCAACGGACAAGCTGCCCGAAGTGACAGCCGCACCCGCAAGCTGGTTAAACGTGCTGGCGTCAATCAATTCCGCCGCGCGTGCCGCAAGCTGTTGCCGGGCAACCTCGTCGAAATTGATGTAAGTCCGCTGCTGCTCAATCGTGTCCTCGTTCGGGGACTCGACCGGCAAACGGCTCATGCCAATCGCCATACTGTGCGCTTTGGTTTCAAGCGCCTCGGCATTGACCGAAGCGGTGCCGCCTTCACCAATCGGCACCTTGGTCAACTTGCCGACATACGAAAAGGTGAGCTGGTCGCCACGGTTCTTCGCGCCCTGCAATTCAGGCGGAACGTAAACGCTGCCGCTGTTATACATGACGGAAAGCGCCGTGCGGCGCAGGGCTTGCAGCCAAGTCTTACGGGAATAGGCTTTTACGGCCAGCGGATTGCCGGTCGTCATCTGGGTTGTGGACATTTTTCAGGTCTCCAAGATTGGTTGACAAAAGTTCGGTCAAGCAATCGTCGGCACGGCCTAAAGGCACCGGAGACCCTGCGTTTTTACGGGCGCGACCCCGTTTGACGAATAGGCGCAAAATCGCTGCGGCTCACGTCCGGTTTTAAGCTCCGGCAAGCATCGCAAAAGCTGCGTCGCCTGACAGTTTAGCGGCATGTCGAGGCCGTATCGGTTTGTTATACCATTGCAGGTGCGGAGGCTGTTAGCCCCCGCCCCGCAGCGTCTTACTGCGCTTGCATCTCAAGCTGGCGCAATTGTGCTGGTGTAAGCTTCATGAACTCGGCGTTGCTCATGTTCGCCACCATCTCCATTGTCAGCATGGCCGACTGGCCGGAACCGCCCCCTTGCAAGGGCGACGCGCTGCGCCGCTGATTGGCCGCTATCTTGCCCAAATTCGGCGCGGGCTTTGCCGCTGGCTTGGCTTCCGTTGCCTGCCCCGGCTGATAACCGTAAAACTCAATCGCCGCGTCATAGAGCGCCTCAGCGGGATTAACGCCCCTCGCCTTGGCCGTTGCCGCCAGCTTCAAGATTGACTGCTGCATGGCGGAATTGACTTCTTTGCCCGTAACCCCAGGATTGACCATCCGCATCGCATTCACATAAGCGGTTTTCATATGTTCCATTGCCGCGTCATAATCCGGCTTGGCGCGCTTGTAAGTCGTTTCGTCATCCTGCAACTCTTGCAGCGCCGCCGTGTAGAGGTTGCTGACATATTCGCGCTGCTCGCGCTCGTTTAGCTTCTGCTCAAGCTGGGCGGTTTTGCGCTCAAGCTGGCGGTCTTTCCATTCCAGCCAAGCCTCATAATTGTCCTGCTTGCTCGGCTCCGGGTCAGGGTCAACCTTGGCCGCAGACGTTTCGGCCTGCCGTTGCGCTGGCTGTTGCACCTGCTGAAGCTGCTGGCGCAATTCGTCAATCTTGGCCTGCAATTCGCGCTTTTCGCGCCGTGCCTTGGCAAAAGCCGCCGCATCCGGCTTTTCGTCGGTTTCCTCGGCAGTCTCAGCCTCAGTCTTTTCCGGCTCGGCGGTTTCGTCGCCGGTCGTCTCCGTCTCTGCCGCTTCCGGCTCCGGCTCGGCTTGCGTCTCCGTTTGTTCCGTTGCCGTTTCTGCGGCTGGCTTATCCCCCGCCGCTTCCGCTTCCAGCTTGGCGAGTTCTTCCTCGTCGCGCTTGATTTGTTCGACCAATCCCATTTTCGACCCCTGCTAGATGTTGACGTTGACTTGCGCCGTGCGGTTCACCAGTTTGTTTTCAAGGTGCGTCTGCACGGCCTGCTCCTGCACCCTGTTCGCCTCGGCCATTGTCCGGTGCGTTTCCGCCGCCACTTGGTCTAGCTTGGCGGTATTCAGCGCCACTTCGGAAAGCTTGCGTTTCACGTCTGCCTGATTAACTTCGGTCATCAGTGCTTGCACTTGCTGCTCAAGCTGCTGCACATAGGCCGGGTCAATCTGCTTGTCCTGCGGTATCAGCAGCTTCTGCAATTGCTGCTGGTCGGCGTTTTCAAGGTTCATGTATTTCAGCGCCATCGCATAAACGGTTTTCGCCGTTACCGCGTCGCCCGCCGCCATCAGCTTATCGCCAATCGTCACCATGATATTTGCCTGCTCGGCGCGTTCTTCGGGCAGTTGCGGCGCTTCCTCAATCACCACGTCATAGTCCGGTGCCAGCTTGTCGGCGCTGATTTGCACAAACTCTTGCCGCCCGTCGTCGCCGATAATGCGGAACGTCCCGCCTTCGTTGTTTTCGGCATAGACGCGCAGGAAATCCAGCATCATGCGCGCATCTTCTTTTTGATAGAGCGTAATCGCGTCGGCATAACAAGCCAGCGTGGCCACCACTTGCTGAATCCGGCGCTTGTAAAGGATGCCGGTCTCTTGCGCGCTCTCGCTGCTGCCCAAAAACGCGCGGTCAATGCCGTTCACGTCGTTAATCGAGCTATCGGCCAGCCCGATGATGTTTTCGTATCCCGTGGGCTGGAATGGGCTGCGCTTTTCACGGATTTTTCCGCCCGATAAAGCCCCTTCCTCAACCTCGACATTTGCATCCGTCTTGGCATACTTCTGCTCAAAGTCAGCGATATCCTCAACTGAGCCTTTTTCATACATGACGCCGCCTTTGGAATTTGCGCCAATAATGAACATCAATTCAGTCAGGGCTTTGTTATAATATAACACCGGGTCACGCATGGAATTGACCATGCCAACCCAGATTTTATTCTTGGCGTCATAGTCGCCGGTCTTGAATTTGACGGTAAAACCCTTCTGGCACAGGTTGCGGTATTTGGTGAAAACCTTCTGGCCACTTAAAACCGCCGTGTAATAGACCTTGCGCTTGCCGGGGTAAATCGTGATGAACTCGCCGAAATGTTCCAGCAGTCGCGCCTTGATTTCATCATCAAAGACCAGTGTTTCGGCGCGCGGGTCAAAGCCGAAAGAGCCGTCATCGGTATCATCGGCAAATTCCTGCGCGATGGCGTCAAGCTGCATTCCGGCAAGCTGGATTGCGGCGGGATTGGTGAGCGTGAAAATCGGATTTTGCGCCCGATAGAAATTCTTGTATTCCATCCACTGATAGAAATGCACGCGCACCATGCGGTTTTTTTCGTCAACCCATTCCGGCATGATGATTTGCCGCGTTGCCGTGTATTCCCCGCCGCGCTGCTTGACTTCGTATGACTGTTCTTCCGGCTTGACGCCCGCGCTGTCGAAATCCGTTTCTTTGCTGTCGTCAAACAGTTCCAGAGCATCATCGAGCGCATAATCGCAGGAATAGCCCATAAACCGCGAGTCCAGCAGATTTGGCGCGGTCGCGGTCGCATCCCACCAAACGCGCAGCGGGTCAAGCCTACCCTTGAGAATTTGCCCGTTGGCGTCCGTTGTCGATTGCCCGACGGTGTAGGTTATCGCCGTCTCGATTGCGCCATAGCCGTTAATCAGCATGTCGCCGTCCTGCTGCGTTTCAATCTGGTTCGCGTTCGCCATGTCGCGCACGGCCTCGGCCAGCGCGTTGCAATAGACCGAATAAGCGGTTTGCACCACCGTCGCGGTCATGCGCGCCTGATACTTGGCGCGGCGGCGGTTTTGCGCGAAGAAGCCCTTCACCGCGTTTACATAGGGCTTAATCTTGTTAAACTGCACCATCGCGCGGCGCTTGCCCTGTGCGGTATTGAACTGCACCGTATCAGTGTAACTCATGAAGTCGCCGGAATAAAACGCCTGACACATGCGGGTATTGTCATACTGCCGCGAGAGGCCAGCAGCGCCCATGTTGTAATGGCGCTTGAATTGCTCAATGAGTTCGATATCCGATTTCATCGCCGCCCCCTAAAAACTCATCCAGTTGTCCGCGCCACTGTCTGCCGTGCGCCGCATGGCCTTGCTTGCCATTGTGGGCTTTTTGCTCGGCCATATCGGGGCAATCGTGTCGTCATAAATCCGGCTTAGCGCATCAAGCATGTCGTCAAAGCGCGCACGGGGGAATGTCGGCATTTCGCTGCTGACCAGTTCGCGCACCAAGTCAAACGTCCGCCCCTCGCCGTCGCAATAATGCAGCGAGGTCGGCAACCACCATCTGCCATTTTGCATGTCGGGAATGAGGCGACGAATGCGTTCTTCTTTCGCCATCGTGCCGCCGAGTTCGACAATCGGAAAGCGATAGCCGTCCGCCGCCTGCTTGGCCTTGATGTAATGCGTATCGGTCATCATGCCGTATTTTTCATAACCGACCTTCGGCGGTTTCCCGCCCAGCTCGTTCCATTTGCGATGCAGCATGAAAAGCGTATCGACGCGCTCAGTCGGATTAAGCCGGTCGCGCACAATATCCAGCAGATAGTAATTGTTGTCCGGCGCGAGGCCGATAACCATCATCGCCGTCCAGTCAGACAGCTTCTTGCGCTTGCGGTTCACGTCCTCGCCGCCCGAAGGGTCAACCGTGATGTAAATATTCATCGTCTTCGGTTGCACACCGCCGTCGGAATAATACTCAATCCATTCCTCGCGGAATTCCCCGCCGCCGACCGGCACCGGCTCTTGCAGATACTGCCCGGCGTAATGGTATTCGGTAAGGTCAAGGCGCAGGTCGTCAAGCTCGGCACGGGGCAGGCGCGGCGTGAGTAAATCGCCGGGTGCCATCGCCCATGATTTCGCGCCAAGATTCACGACAATCTGTGACTTGGCCTCAGCCGGTAGCTTCAGCAAATAATAGCGCCCGTCACTATCGGCCATGAGGTTGCCGGTCGGGTCGTTCTCATGCACCCGCTGCATAATCATCACCATGCGCGCGAGCCGACGGTCGTTAAAGCGGCTAAAGAGCGTGCTGCGGATTTCGTTATTGGTATTGGCGCGCACGGTATCGCTGCCCGACTCTTTAGGGTTAATGGGGTCGTCAATCAATAGCGTATGGCAACCGAACCCTGTAACCGTGCCGCCGATGCCGGTTCCCTTGTATTGCCCGGCGCGCGTTGTCGTGAAGTAATCCTTCTGGTTTTGGTCGGCGCTGATTTGCACGGCGGGAAACAGCGCCCGATACCATGCGTCGTCGAGGATTTGTCGCGTTCGCATGACGTTGCGCTCGGCCAGCGTATGCGCGTAAGCCGCGCCGATAAACTGGTGCGACGGGTCGCGGCCTAGCACCCATGCCGGGTAAAGCTGCGCCACCAAAACGCTTTTCAGGCAACGCGGCGGAATATTGATAATCAGCCATGGGATTTCGCGGCGGAGATTAGCCTCAAGATGCTCGGCGATGCAGCCAAGGTGCCAGCTATATTCAAAATCGCCACCGGGTTCTATAATGCGAAAAGCCCGCTCGGCGAACACGTCGAATTTCGTGCGGCAGAGGGCGGCGAAGTATTCCTCGCGGCTTGGGATGGCATCCGTCATGGCCGCATCAGCCTTTGCGCGCAACGCACGATATCCAGCGTCGGCATATGCAGATTGCCGCTGTCGGTGCGCCCGGCGACGGACATGGCCCATGTGCCGTTGTCATGCACGTCAAAGCGCAGGCCATGCGCCATGAAAGGCTTTAGGGCTTCAATCAGCGCGTGGTGCGTCGTGGGTCGCGCCAGATTCTTGACCGGCACGACATGCACTATCGGCGCTGTCTCGATAGCGTCCGGCTGGCGCAACAGGGCGCGGATATTGTTGCGGAGAATACCGGCGCTGTCGGCCAGCGTGAAGGGAATTCCCATCGCCTGCGCTTGCGTCCGCAGTTCGTGGATTGACTTGTCCTCGATGCGCTTCGCCGCTGCCATGTTACCGCATGATGGCAAGAGCGCAGCGGCGAATAACGCCGGTCGCGCATGTCATGCTGCCGCTATCGGTGATACCGTCGTAATGCAGCGCCCATGATTTGCCGTCGGGCGATACGGTGACGCCTAAACCTCGGTCAATGAGGTCTGACAGCAAGAGCAACAGTTCGTCAGTGGCGAGGTAGCGCGGCGGCGCTGGCTGCTTCTGTGCGGCCTCGGCGCGGCCTGCGTTGAGCTTTGCGGCGCGGTCGGCTTCTGGCTCGGCAGCATGTTGCAGGATGGCCTGAATCAAATCAGGCTTCCCCATGCGAACATTCTGCTTAATGCCGAGTGTCGAGCACAGGCTCCGCAGTTCCTGAATTTTCTGGGTTTGCAGATTTTCCAGCATTGCCATTTGCTAAAGCCCCTTGCAGATATCGCGCCATAATCCGTTCATCTTCGGTCGCGTCAAACAGCGGCGCTCCGTCTTTCCCCGTGAGTTCGACGCGCTCGGTCGCCTTGCCGTCGAGCCGGTCGCCGATTTCCTTTGCTGCCCAGGCTTCGCCAGCAAGAGCGAGGTCAACCACTTTTTCAGCGATACGCCGCAGTTTGCTTGCGCCCTTGCCGTCTTTTTCGCTCACGGCAATCTGGATTGCGTGCCGCCATTCTTTTTCAGATTTGTATGCCCTTGGCATTTTCGACCATGCCCAATGGTGAAGAATTAAAGCTTTGATTGGAAAATCATACCATTGCGCGCTGCTGACCTGTAAGCGCGGCCATGTTTTGCAAGGGATAGGCGCGTTGCCGGATGATGGGCTGAAGCCGCGCGGCGATAGCATTGCGCTGGTGAATATTGATTTTTTGGGCGGTCTGCATAAGGAGCCTTTGATTGATGGTCTGCTTACCGGCGCGGATTTTCTGGGCGGCTTGCATGACGGATTGGCAGGATACTCCGGCGAGGTCGCAAACGGTTTGCAGGTCGGGGCTGTAGGTCGTGAGGTAGCGCGCGGCTTGGATTGAGAGGCGGTAGCCGGTTTTGGTGGCAACGTGATAACC